TGATCTTGGAGGATATCTGGAAGAATCTGATAAAGAACTTTTAAATCAGATTATCAGAGATCGGGATTTCGATTCCTATCTCTTACTTTCCGATAATTGGGGTTTACAGAATGTTAGTAAAACACCCTTGGAAAGGCTACCCAAACTCAGTGAAATACGAGCCAAGTATGCTCTATCCTCCTTACTGAAGAAATACCGTTTTCCTAGTGATGAAACCCAACGTCACGATACCGCAATGTTGAAATTCCATCGTTGCGAAGCCGATTGCCTCGAATACAATACCCGAGGTTATCTTAAGTTGGCTTATGGTGAAACGGAAGCAGATGTAGAGGTTTTTTCTTATGCCCGAGCATTTATTCAGAAGGTTATTGGTTCCACGCCGTCGTTCAAAGATTTTATCGTTGACGCTCGACATGGACCGGGTAGTAACCTTGATACTGAAAACGGCGTAAGTGCTTATAGAAAATATAGCACTTGGCCTTATTCTACTACTCAAGCGGCGCTGCCCTATGCTCAATTTTTGATTTCCACCGACAATCGGTGGCGTGGTGCCTTAGAAGAAAGTTATCGAAGGCGGTTTAATATCCCACGTCACCATATCCTAAACCAAGATGTTTTTTGGAATGGGGTATTTAAGGTGGTCGATTCAAATCGAGTAACGACTGTACCGAAGAACTGTCGTGAGGACAGAACTATAGCAATTGAGCCTGCAATGAACTTAATGTTGCAGTTAGGTGTCGACGGTTTTATTCGTAGACGTCTAAAAAGATGGAATGTTAATCTGGATTCCCAGGTGAAAAATCAAATCTTTGCTCGTATCGGCAGCATGTTCGGGGGTGAAAATTATGTAACCCTTGATTTAGCTGGAGCATCAGACTCTGCGGCATTAAAAGCTGTGGAACTGCTCTTTCCGATCGCCTGGTATGACTTTCTCATGAAACTCCGTGCACCGAAAGGGTTGCTGGACGATGGTAGTGAAGTAGTTTATCAAAAACTATCATCCATGGGTAATGGTTATACTTTTGCTATTGAATCATTGATCTTCTCCTCTTTAATTTATGGGGTGATTCGATCGATGGAGGGCCGCGTCGACTTTAAAAGCGATTTATGTGTTTTCGGAGACGATTTAATTGTCAAACGGAAACATGCTGATAAAGTTATCAAAGCTCTTTCCAATGCCGGTTTCAAACTTAATCTCGATAAATCTTTCCTGGAAGGGAAAGTTAGAGAGAGTTGTGGAACTGATTGGGTTCACGGACTACCAGTACGACCAATCTTTCTTACGGAATTCCCTCAAAACGTTTGTGATCTTTTTATCGATTACAATCGCA